ACCAGCACCAGTAAGACCTGAAGAGTAGTCTAGAGTACCAGACATAGCAAGAGCACTAGCAACGTCAGCAGATGTGACGATGAAGTTACCCTTCCCACGACGAGTCTCTTGTGCGATTGCGTTAGCATCACGCTCGACTTGGAACATAAGTCCCTTAAATTTCTCAACAGACCAACGACCGTTACTGTCAACGTCTAGGTCAAAGCGACCAGCGTTAGCAACGTTGTTAGCAGCACCAGGCTTAGCGATGGTGTATACAGTACGAACAACCTCACGGTTGATTTCAGCAAGGATCTCACTAGAAAGAATGTTAGCAAGTTCTTGCTCTGCATCTAGACCGTGAATTGCTTTCAAGTCTTGGGCTAGTTCTAGTGTGTACTCAGCTTTCAAAGCACGGGACTGTGCAGTCACCGCTGTCTTCTCAATGCTGAATGCCATCTCACGGAACTGAGTTGTCTCACCCAATTCTTCAGCAACGTTACGAGCCATTGGCTTAACACCACGCTCATAAGTTCCAGGTGATGCGTCGTTAAGAAGCGCAGGGTTCGAACCGTCTGTGGCATCGTTAGCAGGGTTATATGCACCCTTACTAGCGTCTGATCCAGCAGAGAAGTTTGAATCTGGCTCGTTGAATAGTGCTTCGGGGCCAGCTTTGGTCTCGTAATGCGCCTTCATTGCGAAGATAAGTCCAGTAGGACCACTCATTGGCTGTACGCCGCAGATATCATATGCAACTAGGTTAGGCATAGCACGACGGATCAAGCTGATTAGAACAGGGTCGAAACCTGCTAATCCACCAGTCTTGGTGTCGAGTCCACTACCAGATAGGGCGTTAGAGCCGATAGCTCCAGCAGCGTTAACTGCAACCTCATTAAGCATTCCACGCTCTTCACGTAGGAATTTCTCTTGGTTTTCTAACAGTACAGCAGTTACAGCCTTTCTATAATTGTCTTTGATGGGAGCAGACCCTTCATGACCCAGAACAGGTGACCACTTTTCTGTTAGAGCTTTAGCGTTAAACATTTGTTTACTCTATAGAAAGTGTTTATATTATTAAATTCAATTCCAGCGATTCAAAGCATCGATGTAGCTACCCATTGCTGGTGCTATCTCTTCTGCTTCAACTGGTGATTCGTCAGATACTTCGCTGACTGTAGTCTTTTCCTTAGGGAAATATGACTCTTTAATAGTGGTGAGTTTCTTAGAATACTCTTCCTCGTTTTTAAACTCAACACCCTCAGCGAGAGCTGATAGTTTGTCCTTTTGAGTATCTGCCAATCCTTCTGAAACTTGTTTCAGAATAACATTTTTTGCAGACTCGTTAAGACGATTCTGAAGTTTCACATTAGACTTGACCTGTTCGTCTAGTCTTTCTTCCATCTCACGAATAGATGCAGCCATACTTTCTACCGCATCGACCTTATCGTCGGGGATAGAAATATAGTGCTCTTCAAAGAGATTCTTCAGACCTGTAATAAAGTCTTCAGTAATCTCATTTCTGATGCCACGATCAACGGCTAATTGATTCTCTTCAAGCCATTGGTTCACGGCGTAGTTCACTGTGCCATTAACTTCCTCATTGAGTTCTGCCTTCATAGCAGCAATTTTCTCTTCGGATTCTTTAGCAAAGTGTGCTACAAGCTTGTCGTACTCTTCTGTAAGTTTTGCCTTAACAGCAGCCTCAAAGATTGTCTTGGCTTTCTCGGCAAACTCTTCAGAGAGTTCTGTTCCCTCAAGGAGGGCTTTTACGTCGTCAGATAATTCAACTTCTTCAAACGATGGTTTGATTGGATACTGTACATCTGGACCTTTAGAAGTTCCGTGTGTAATGTCAGCACCAAGACTATTAGCACCAGCTTCGTCGCCACCCTTACCAGATGGAGATGCTGCACTACTATCTTGAGAGATAGGAGCAGCTGCCTTAGCACCAGGATTCTCTTCTCCTTTCTCCTTCTTGGCATGGAGTGGTGGTGAAGATGATCCACCTAGATCGTTTCTGGACTGACCACTTGCAACACTGGGGTCAATCTTAGGATCAGAACCTGATGGTTCATCCGTACCTGTACCCTTCTGTTGGGGATCACCCGAAACTTGAGTTGGATCGCTTCCAGTACCTGGAATTACAGTTGCTGTAACTGTAGGCATTGGATCTTGATATTCTTTGAGAACATCCTTCTGCTCAGATGCGAATTCCTCAAACTTTTCGTTTAACATGTCTGACATTAGTCTTCCCGTAAATTTGAATTATCTATGTTTATTTATTAATTACAAGCCTTGTAGGAAGTTGTCGAACACTTTAAGTGTTCTTTCCTCTAGGTTTTGACGAGTAGCATCGTCAATGTAACTCTTATATTTAGCAACTTTAGTCTCCTTAAGTATGCCATTATCCCAGACCCACTCTTTACCTTCCATGATTCCATTAACGAAAGCGTCTGGTGCGGAAGGGTCGGCAACAATGTCGGCAGCAGTGGCAAGCATGAAGTCGTCACAAACATAGTTTGCATCCTCTCGCTTGTCAATTGAACCCATGCCTCTGGATGATACACCCAGTCTGACACCTTCACCTAAAAGATTACTGGCAATTTGACCCATAGGTGTACCTAAGATCATAGCCTTCCCAACGAAGTTCGTGCCTTCGGCTCGCAGTTCGGTGATTCTGTGTGATACTCTGTCGAGATTGACAGTAGGACCATCAGGATGCCCCAACTCACCCAGAGCACGACTTGTTTTAATATATTCTTCGTTGTAGCGGGATACTTCTTTCTCAAGGACTCCAAACGGATATACACGACCGTTGCGGTTCTTCAGTTCAGACTGAAGAAAAACGCCCTCTATGTATAACTGTTTCTTACCGTCCTTCTCTTCGGTAATAACCTCTACTTGTTCAATTGCTTCCGTTATCAGTTTCATTAGATGGTTCCTCTACCTGTGGTTCATCGAAAAATGTTTTAGCTACGGTCTTCTTGTATGAACCCATAGCATCTGCGGCACGTGCATACAATAAATCTTGTATTGCATCAATTGCTTCTGCTCTCTTATTATTCGATATCAAATCAGCTGTATCAAGTACTGCCTCTGGTGGTTGTTCCACTGGATCTGCCATAGTAATTACATAGTGTGTTTATTATTTAGGTGTTTTCGCTGGTTTAGATGCGGGTTTCACTGCTGGCTTAGGCTGAGCCTTGATTTTCTCCAACTCTTTTTTGTGATCATCATCTGCTCTTGCCTGATCTAAAACAGCTTGATTGTCTTGTGAAGAAGCATCAATCTCTGGTTGATAAGCAATGTTCTGACGTTCCAATGTATCCATATGAGTAACGTCAATAGGATCCATAGTGAGACCCTGTTCGATCTCTGCATTCATTTGCTTATCGAGTTCCTTATACTCTGTTTCATTCTGTTGCAGAATGTGTCTACGGATATGTTCAACAGAGAAGTACTTACCTACAAATGGATCCATCTGTGTGACCATTGCCATTCTCTGAGTAACCATCTCAAGTTCTTTTAACTCATTGAAATGATTATCAAAGAGCCAGTCCCACTGAATATGCTCCTGCATATCATCCCAATCTTCAGGAGTAATTACTCCCTTGAGAATGAGTTGCGTCTTGAGTATATCGAGGAATAGCTCTCCAAATCTCTTACGTAAACGTCCGATGAATTTGGTAAACTTAAGTTCGTCTCTAAGGACTTCAGTGGTCTTTCCAAGATTGAATCCCTTGTTATCATCTGTGAGACGGGAAGGAGGAAGGTTAAGAGAATTATAGAGCTTCTTCCTAAAGTACTCAACATCTTTGAGTTCTCCTAGATTCTGTCCACCAGGTAAGGTGGTGATCTCAGTTCCACGACCACCCTCTCTACGAGGTAACCAAAAATCTTCTAGCATACTCATATGCTTTTTGTCGTCACGTATCTCACCAGTCTTTGCATCGTAGACTAGTTTGTTACGGTAACGTGCCATTACATCACGAAGGTATTGTTCCGCTTTTACTTTTGGAAGATTA